TATTACCTTTTACGCCTATTACCGGACCACAAAAATCAAGTATATTCCATGCTAAAACCAGTGCTTCGGTAATACGCATTAACATTCTAAGACGTATCACGCAGCTTTATATAGGCGCTTATGGGCCGGTTTAAGCTGAATGTTACGTCTGGATACTGCAAAACAACCGAGAAAGTCGGTGAATACGGCGTTATCACCGCGGTTGCGTGCGCATTAGAATGTTAATGCGTAGCAAAATACTACTTGGCAAAGGCGAAAATACCGCAGCAGTAAGCGTCGCCGTTCTCGGTAAATGTGCAGCCGCCAATGCAGATATATTTAGCTTGTACGCCGCCAGTAGTGTAGTCGTCGGTGCTTTGACCGCCACCGGCTCTCGTGCTGATACTGCCTGCCGTAGTTTTCGTCTGAAGATGTGCAACGGTACCGGTAACGGAATTTCCGTTGCTCCATGCACCGATTTTCTTGCACAAGAATACAGATTCATTTGCGGTCGCGGTAGTATCGGTATTGCCGCCGGAAATAGCGCGTTTAGCTCCAGAATCAATATTGTCGAACTTCTGGCTGAAATAAGTGCTGTTTCCAACGGTAGAAAGCAATTTATCGTAATTACTCTGTAAATACGAACTTCCGGCAAGTTGAGTGCGTGCTGTACTGTTCTTCAGTGCCGCATTGAACGCCAATGCAGACGAGCATACCGCCGTCATAGCGGTCTGGGACGACACTACCGCGTTGAGCGCTGTGGCGTTATTGATCACAGCCGTCATAGCGGTCGAAGATGCAGCGACCGCGCTCATATCGTCATACGCGCTGCAGGACAGGCCCGCGAGCGTTGCAACCATCTTACCGACCGCGACACCGCTGCCGGACACAGCGCGACTTTTCAGCGGATCGTTCATAATTTCGTTGCAGCGGCTTTCATCGCCCAGCAGATCGTCCCACGAACTGAACTCATAGAACTGCCCGAGCCAAGTATAGACCGCGTCGTCTGCGACATCGCTGTTCAGCAGCAGGTCGAGCAGCTGCGCGCTATTGCGGTCCTCCTTCCCGATCGGGACGCTGAGCACGACCGACACGCCGCCCAGATTGCTCGCAAACTCCTTTGCGTGTGTCGGGCTTTCCATAATTGCTTCCATCTTGTGAACGCCCTTTCTATAGTTGCCCTTGAGGGCGTTTGCGTAGTTGATAAAGTCAAGCTGATTTACGCCTAACATTACCGTTCACCTCCGTATTCGATAGCCATGTAGCGGATTTTCACCGCTGTGGCTGTGGTTGTACTTCCGTTGACGAGCGTGTTCGCGCTATGCGACGGCGTCGATCCGGACGAGCCGCCGGTGTAGTAGCTTCCGGTGGAAAGCGTCCGCAGACAGTACAGAAACCCGTCCGCCGTGATGCTTTTCACCTGCACGATGCCATCGAAGTCCTCTGCCTGGCAGACGACCTGCGGTGCGGCGTCGAACGCCTCCCTAAACTTGAACGTGTTCCAGCCTGCCCCGGCGTTCGTGATGGTGCCGACCTCAAAGGCGGTGTCCTCCAGTTCACCAACGTCACCGGAGCCGCCGCCACTTACAGCGAGTGCAGCAAGCATTTCAAAAGCATCTTTTGGTTCCGCTGTATCCGTATTCAGACCAAGCGCAACACACACTGCATCCGGCAGTACATTTCCCTTACTATAAACACTGCCATCCTGACTGGCATTATCTGCATAAGAGAGCACGCCCTCGATGGCCTGCCCATCGTCCATCGTAATTCTGATACGATTTGCCTTACCCAGTTCTGGTAATCTATCACGCATTAAACACACCTCCTGCCTGCATAAACAAAGTATTGGCCTGTCGGATACTCGCTGCTTTCACAAGTTCCTGCAGCCAGATTTCGATACGCCCGAGATCCCACTCCAACACATTCGCCTGGTCAAAATTCATCGTACCGTTGTACACAATTTCACGCCAGTCCGGCAGAGCGAAGAAACAGTTTTGCAGTGCCTCTACGTTGCGGCGGATTCGGTCAATATCGTTCCGCGTTGGGAAATCAGCTTTTGTCCACGGAGTGTGCCGCAAAAAAACGGCTGCTGAATAACCCTGTGCTTCCAGAAAATCCGTTAGATAGGCAAGCCAGTCATTGATTCGGTTCAGGTCAGAGGCATTCCACGCGCCTTTCATCCTGCCGCCGAGCCATTCCGCGCGTTCTGCATCGGTCGCTGAACCTGCACGCACCTTGCGCATCAGCTCATTTACGCGGGCAACATCCGCAGCGGTTCGATCATAAATCAGTTTATCCGGCATTGTCCGTCACCTCCAACAAGTAGGATGGTACATTCTTCATTACGCCGTTCTCAATTTTGAACTGCTGCTTGAAGCGCCGTCCGGAAGCATTTTCATCAAATCCTGTCCACACGCTGTCAACGTCACCCAGCTCGCAGCGCATATCGCCGCGGCCATACACAGTGAACTGCGTGCGGCCGTACCACGAGAGAATATACTGCGCAGCAGCATCAGCCTGCGCCGTGGTGTGAATGAACGGATTGCTGATTGAGAGCGACTTATCCGCAGCAGCCAGTGTGCCATTTACGGTATACTCGGTATTGTCTTCATCAGCCAATCGGAACTTGATCTGTGCAATGCTGTCCTCCGGCTGGTTTTTCGGATAGCTGTTCATGTTATCTGCACCGATTGTCACACCGTCCGTTCCCTCGGGCAGGAACACTCGCAGTTTACCGGTCACTGCATCGGCGCGGAATGCGGCCTGCGCCGCCATGCACAAATACCGCAGCAAGCTGCCGCAGTTCATGTCTTTCAGTTCATCTGCGCTGTTCACCGTGAGCGCGATCTGTCCAAGCGGCTCATCCACAGCCCAACAGTTTGTGAAATTCTCGCCGAGCAGCGCCACCATCGACGCAATCCAACCAGACAGTGTTGTCGGCAGCGTTGTCGGAACATTATAGTCACGGTCAGCCAACAGACCGATAATATCTACCAGCTTGAACTCTATCGTCAGACCGTAAGCGTCGGTTTCCCAGCCTCCGGACTGCTGATAATACACGCCCAACGGCAGATACTCCGCGCCGCTCGCAGTTTCCACACCCATGGACACCTGGATTCCCTGCCGTTCCTCGATGGACTGAAACAGACCGGAACGGTTGTACGGATTGAAGCGCTTCTTCTTGTTGTGAACCTGCAAGCTGCAAGTGCCGTAGGGCGTTTTCATGCAGTTAAAGGCAATCTCCTGCATAACGTCGATAGAGTACAACGTATCCGCATCCCAGCTTTCATATATGCCCGGTACGATCTCAACCATACGGACAAACCGGTGCGGCAGGCTCCATTTTGCAAAGGTCACGCGGATTGCAGTAACATCATGCACGGTAAAACCCTCGAAGTAAACGCTGGCATCTGTGTTACCGGTAACCGTTTCCCGATAACCGACGGTATCGCCGCTCATGACCTCGATCGTAAAGTCCGTACCGAGGCCGTCACATTCGTTTTGCGAAAAATATACCGAGCACGCCTGCATGATGCCGAGGTTATGCACATTCAGCTGCACCCACGGTCTCACGGCGAAAGTCTTGTCGTCCTGACTAAGCACGGCACCGACAAAGCCGTTTTCACCTGTGATATTCGGCATACCCGGATGCAGCGCACGAGAGCCATCCAGCGTCCAGCGTTCGCTTTCCAGACTGGCGTACAGCGTGGGCGTGTCGAACACCTTGTTGCACAGCTCTTGTGATACAGATACCCACGACTGTCCCGAACTTGTAACCGGATCATAAACCAGATCAGGGTCGGTGATGTCGATGAGCGCACGCGGCAGTATACGCCGATAACCGGCTGTGATGGCCTGCGCATACGCATTACTTACCTGCTGCATCAGCTTCCCTCCACTTCTTCCAGTGTAAATGCGATGTTATTCCACAGTCCTACACCGTCCCGTGAAAACGCAAACTGCGGTGTAGGCTGCTTAGTGCAGCGAAACGAGGCGCTCTGCATACTGTCCGAAAGCGGATCGAGGAACTGCACCGAGAGGTCGCTGCGCGAACGCAGCGCCGTCAGCAGGCGGCGCATGAGGTCGTTTCCCATGTAGTCATAGGAATACTCGATCACGTGCACGCTTGACCTTACCTCGGTCACAAGCCGACCGGAGATCATGCGGATGCTCTCGCCCAGTTCCTGCTCATAACACTTGTACTTGCCGTTTTTGGTTTCCGGCAGGTCAATGCCGTTGATACTTAATTGTGTCATCAGAAATCACGCTCCACTTCCGGAGATTGTTTTGCAGCGGCTCGTATACTCGGCAGCAGCCAGCGGGCGATCTCCATGCCCTCTCCTGTCTGCAGGATGATGGTTGCCGGTCCGTCCTGCTGCGGCACCGCTGCACCGGCAGTCAGTGTGCCGATAGCGTTTACAAGAGCAGCGGTCTGCTGTTCTGCAAGCTGCCGAGCCTGCGGCAGCGTAAAGCCGGACGGTGTGTTCGCATCCATATACGCCTGCGTTTCCGATGCGGTCAGCACGCGCTCGCCCTTGTGCAGTTCGGCAATATAGCCGTCAAACGGCACATAATCCAGACCGGCAGCATGAGAGCCGTTTTTCTTAGACGAGGATTTAGAAGAAGAACCGCTGAAGCTGAGTGCGGCATCAATGGTCGCTCTGACCTCGCTGGCGATGCGCCGTGCCTGTGCCATGATCGCACTCTCCTGCGACTTCATGCCATCCATCAGGTACTGTGCAAAGTCCTTACCACTGCCATAGCCGATATTGTTCAGTTCCTCAAGGCCCTGCGTAAGCGTATCACCGTAAGCCTCGCTAAGCGCCTGAAACTCGGACTGATAGAATTTCTGAGCAATTTCCAGTGCACGCTGCTGTTTGGTTTCCCACGCAGTAACATAATCCTCAAACTTGTCATCGCTCATCGCCAGCAGCTTCTCGCCGTAGCCGATGGCATCGTCTATATTCATGGAAGCGATCTCGTCGAGCAAATCATCCGAAATGCCGCGCTCGTCCCGCAAACGGGTCAGAACTTCTTCATAACGGTTGAGCGCATCGATCTGTTTATTCAGATCCTCAACCTGATACCGCCCGTCCTTCTCTTGGAACAGGTCACCGTAATCCGATAGGCGTTTGACCATGCTTTCCTGCTTCTTTGCCGCTTCGTCCCAGGCATCCTCAATTTCATCAAGCGCATTCTGCGTCTGCTTGGCGAAATTCTCTGCGGTCTTGGTCGTGCTCTCGATGGAATCCACATAGTAGTCCATGTAGTCGTCGATAAGCTCTTTTGCCTCGTCATTATCCTTGAACTGCTCGGTGAGCAGCTTTTTCGCCTGCTCTGCCTGTTTTTTCAGTTCGGTTTCCTGCGACTTGAAACCGTCGATCAGCGCATCGATCTGCGCCTCACCGGCAGTGAACATTGTCTTGTTGCTGCCGGTAAAGGTTTCACGCATCTGCTGCGCGACCTTGCGCGCCTGCAAGGTGACCATCGCACTCTTGGCCGCCAGACCGAGGATCAGGCCTTGTACCGTATCCTGACCGGCACGGTACATCGCACGGGACGGTGAATGCTGATCCATCCCGGCCTTGTATGCTGCCATGTAAGCCGCCGCAGCGCGGCTGCCTGCCGCCGAGGCTTCTCTTACCTTGGAATTCAAGCCGTTAATAAGGCCCTGCGCAGAATCCGAACCGGCTCTGTACATCTCGTCGCGCTTATTAGCGGCCTGTACTGCCTTGTTCATTGCAGCCTGTACCTCGGTATCGGCGCCCGCCATGGCATCTGCCATGGCATCCTTACCGGCGGACACTTCGCCCATCGACTTGACGATCTGTGCGATCTCCGCGTCTGTCGCACCGGCAAGACCGGCCAGAATAGCAGCGCTTTCGGTCGATCCGTCAGCCAGTGCAGCCGCCAGCTGCTCGATGCCCTCGATATTGCGGTTCTGCAGGCTCTGCATATTGGCCGCATAGTTCTGCATATAAGTGACTTGACTTTGCAGAGCGGCCTGTACGGTCGATGCGGAAGTTTTGGTCGTGTTGTCCATCTTCTCCCACTGACCGATCTGACTCTCAATGCTTTCGACCGCCTTGGCTGCCGTTTCGTTGTAAAGCTGCACATAGGCGTCGTATGCCTGCTCGGCCGAGGTCGCAGCCTTTTGCAGCTCCTCCGGCAGTTCGGCAGTTGCCTCCGCGAGCTCCGGAGAGGCTTCTGCGTTCTGCTCCATAGCCTCGGTCAGCCGGTCAAGCTCGTCCGACAGTTCGCCGCTGGCTTCGGCGCCCTCATCAACGGCATCGTTCACCGTCTGCTGCTGATCGCGCAGCTCGGCGGCAGCTTCGGCATTGGCGTTGATAGCCTCGTTGTTGCTGTACAATTCGCTTTCCAGTTCGGCACGGCGTGCGAGGTCATCATCGCCGAGGGCCGCCAGTTCGTCATAAATCTCAGCGTTCCGCTCATTCAGAGAGTTGTTCTCCTCGGTCAGCGCGTTTTCCTGCTCTCGCAGGTCATTGAGCGCCGCACGATTGGTCGCCAGTTCCACCTCAACATCAGCCTGCTGCTGTAGCAGCTCAGTCTTGCGCTCATCAAATGCAGTGTCGATGGCAGCCTGTTTCTGGGCTTCGATGTTCTCGAGCAGTTTTTCCGTGTTCTCGCTCAAAGAACCGGTATTCTCGTCAATAGTGAGATTGAGGTCCGGATACAGTGCGTTCAGCTTGCCGACCAGCACGCTCATTTCCGCCTGACTTTCGCTTGTCGCGTTGCCCTGCTCCTGCAATTCCCGCAGACGGGCAACGTAACCGGAGGCGGTTTCGGCACTGGCCGCAGCCGTAGCAGCTGCATCTGCTGTGGCGGTCTGACTTTCCGCGACAGCATCCTTTGCACTGCGTGCCGCCTCGGTCATATCAGAGAACGATTCGGTATCATCATCGACCGTCAGCGCCAGCGTAGCAAACGCAGCGATGGCGGCAACTGCAGCTGTGCCGACCAGATACATCGGATTTGCGTCCAGAATGGCGTTGAATGCGGTCGTTGCGATCTCTGCCGCCTTGACGCCTACCGTATAGGCGGTCACGCTTGCCGTTACCACGCCCATCGCCACAGCCGCAGCGGTAAACGCCTGCACGAGCGCCGGATTCTGCTCGATGAACTGCGACGCCCAGACAAAGCCCTCGGTCCCTGCGTCCGCAAGATTGCCGAGTGCCGGTGTCAGCGCATCACCGATCGCCGCCTGCAAGCCGACAGCTGCGTTTTTGCACATCTCGATTCGGCTTTCGGTCGTTGCATAGCGTTTTCCGGCTTCTTCGCTGAGTGCGGTGTTCTCCGACCACGCCTGCGAGGACAGCGCGACCGCGCCGCTCAAGGTATCGCTTGCCAGTGCAAGGCTTTTGAGCATATTGCTCTGCCGCACGCCGGAAAGTCCCATCTCGTCCAGCACCAGCACAGCGCTTTCGCCCTTTTCGTCCAGTTGTCCCAGACCGGCGATAAACTTCTGGATTGCTGTAATCGGGCTAGTACTCCACAGCTTGGCAAACTCGGTTGCGGACACGCCGGCCACATCGGCAAACTGCTGCAGGCTGTCACCGCCCTTTGCGGCGGCGCTCTCGATGGCGGAAAGCGTCTGCGTCATTGCCGTGCCGCCTGCCTCGGCTTCAATACCGACCGAGCTCATCGCCGTGGCAAGCGCCATGATCTCGCTTTCGCTCAGTCCGGCAAGCGTACCTGCCGAGGCAAGCCGCGTAGACATCGCCACGATGTCAGCCTCTGTGGTGGCGAAGTTGTTGCCGAGCGCAACGACCGTCGAGCCGAGCCGTCCGTAGTCCTCGGAGGCGGTGCCGGTGATGTTGGCAAACTTAGCAAAGGCGCTTGCGGCTTCATCGGCGGTCAGATTGGTACTGTTGCCAAGGTCGATCATCGTTCGCGTAAACGACAGCACATCATCGGTCGCAATACCGAGCTGACCTGCCGATTCCGCAACGGCAGATATCTCGGTCGTAGTGGCCGGAATTTCCGTTGCCATCTGTCGGATGCCGTCCGAAATCGCGGAAAGCTGTGCGTCTGTGCCGTCAACCGTTTTGAACACACCAGTGATAGCGCTTTCAAACTCGACCGATGCCGCAACGCAGCTTTTCAGCCCCTCAGCAATCGTCCGCAGACCTCCGGCAACACCTGCCGCAGCCAAAGAAGATGCCAGCGTGTCAATGGCATTCGCTGTACCCTTGGTCTGGTTGCCAAACTCGTCAATACTGTGCGCGGTATCGCGGTAGCTGTGCTCCGCCTCGTCCAGATACTGCTTGTTGCGCTGCACTTCGGCGCTGAGGTCATTGAGGTCGCTCTCGGCATAGTTGAGCTGCCGCTGCCACTCGCTGACACCGCGTGCCGCAGCCTGTTCCTTTGCCTCGGAGGTTTCCAGCGCAGCGCTCAGTTCCGTTATCTCGTTCTGGAGCTTTTCCTGCTCCTCTGCCGTATCACCGGTGCTGTTTTTCAGCCGGTCAAGCTCCTGCTGTGCGGCGGTCAGTCTTGCGCGATATTCCTCCGTCGCGGAAGCGTGACTCTGCTGGGCGCTCTGGGCGTTCGCCAGTGCATGCTTCAGCGTTTCGACCTTGTTTTTCTGTGCCTCCAGTGCCTGACCGAACGCCTGATACTTGGCTTTCAGCGCATCTACGCTGTTCGCGTTTGTCTGATATCTGCTCTGCACCAGCGTCAGCTCGGAGCGCATGGTCTTTATTTCATTGTTGCAGTCGCGGATCGCCTGCTTGTAGGCGCTTTCGCCCTCGATGGCAAGCCGCGTGCTGATTTTTCGTGTTGCCATTGTTTTTCACTCCAAAAGCGTTGCTTTTCCCCTGCTTCTGTGCTATATTGAAAGCATGAAGGAGGGGTTTTCATGGGTGCTGTTTTTATCTATCTTCCGGTCGGTATCGCGGCTGTGATCGGCTTTGCCTGTGGTGTCGGTTACGTTATCCGTGAAAACCGCCGCAAAAAGCGCCGTCGTGCGCGTGACCTTGCTATTGCTGATCTGGCGCAGCAGCAGGGTATCACCCTGTATGAAGCCCGTAGGATCATAGAAAACGACTAAGCACCGTCCGTCATGGGCGGTGTTTTTATATGTCCTGCTTGGGCGGACGGTGCGCTCTGGCGTAGCTTTCCAACAGGTCGAACACCACGCCGACCGGCAGCAGCAGTGTTTCCTTCACGCCCAGACCGTTCACGGCTCCGATGCGGAGGTAGTCTGCTTTGACCGCTTTGCGGTTCTTTTTTTTTGCAGTTCAGCCAGTCCGAGGTCGGTTTCCTCCTCCGGTACATCGCGCTTGTAGCCGCGCATGAGTGCCTCTAGCACCGACTGACGCATAGCAATCACGTCATAGGGCATGACCGCAGCACGCAGTCGCTCCTCGTCCGGCGTTTCGCCCCTGTCGTAGCCCTCATATCGTCGAGCCAGCTCTCCCTGTTCCGCAAGCAGGCAGAACACGCGGCACAGATTGACAAAGCCCTCCGCGGTATTGTCCTGTACAATCTCGCCAAGCTGACGGTTCTCGAACATATCCTGCGCAGCAAACATCGCATAGCCGTTGAACAGCAGGTGATATTCCGTGCCGCACACGGTCGTTTTTACCTCATTCATATCATTTCCTCCGAAATGGAAAGGGACTGAACAGTCTCGTCAGTCCCTTTTTCGCATTTATCAGCCGCCGGCAACTGCCAGCTTTTCTTTCAGCCATGCAAGCGCATTCGCCTCGGCGCCGTCACCGGTAAACTCCTTGGTAATACGCCAGTCGCCGGTATTGCACGCGAACACGGTCAGCGTGGTCGGCGTAGTGCCAAAGGTAATGCTGTTGCCACGGGTTGCCGCATTGTCGTTGCCGAGTGCTGCGCGTACCTTGGGATAGAAACAGCCCTTGTACACCTTCTGGCCGTCACGCATGAGCACCTTATAGTAGCCGAAGCCGCCATACGGCGCGGTATCGCCCTTGTTGAACTTCAGCTCACCGGTCTTGCTGGAATCGCCGGTCGCACCGTAGATAACCTGTGCAACGGCATCGGTCATATCATCGGTTTCCAGCGCTACTGTACCGGAAGCGAACTCAGAAAGCTGCTCCTTGAGCGCATCATCCGCGTACAGCTCGCCGCTGGCGAGGTTGACGGTCAGGTTTGCGCTGACCAGTGCGCCCACGGTCACTGCCGTATCATAAGTCGGCAGCGCTGCTGCCGGTTCGGTCTTGAACGGGGCGAACATCGGGCATTTTGCTCCAAACTGTGCCATAGTTTTTCCTCCTTACAGTCCCTTGGACGTTAGATAGTCATTGAATTTCTGTTCTTCCTGCTGTACCGCCTCTCCGGCGGCACGTTCTGCACCGTCGCGCATAAACGGGCGCGGCGGCTGGTTCTTCTTGCCGTATTCGTTGATATAAGCGACCTCGGCATTGCGTTTGGTCTTGTTTGGGCCATTCGCGGTGCTGCCTTTCGGATAGATATACACAGCCCTGCCGTCTGCCGTCTTGCGCGGTGCATCGTGTCCGATCGCGCCGAGCGTAACGCCGGTACGATGTACGCCGTAGCTTTCGCCGGTTTCCCTGGTCACGCGCTCCACAACCTTTGCACCTGCCTCCAGCATACCGTCCAGTACGCTGTCCGGCATCTCGGAAAGCTCATCAAACGCGATGATCAGCTCGTCAAAACCGTTCATGCTAATCCCCATCGTTCCAGCCTCCTGCGTACTCACACTCGAAAATGTAGTGCTGACCGGTGCTGTCCGAGGCATTCTCGACCTGCGGTGCGGTAAAATCGGCGGCAAGCAGTGCTTTCCGCAGCAGACGGCGCGTTTTCAGCGTATTCTCGCCGCGCGGCGCGAACAAATGCACCTGCACGAGATAAACTGCCGCCTGCGGCGCGTCATCGCTGAATGCCCGCGGCAGTTCGGTGTACTGAAACGTGCAGTAGGTCGTTTCCTCGCCGGTGTACAGGTCAGGAACGCATACAGAAACCACCGGCAGCACCGCTGCTCGGATTTTATTGTTCATGCTCATGCTATTCCTCCTGCGTCAGCCGTTCGCACCAGATTTCCATATACTCTCGCGTATCGCCGTAACGGTTAAGATACACGATCTCGTAATCTGTTCCGGCGTACCGCACAAGCATCTTCCGATCAATGGACTTTGCCGTGTGCCGAATGAGAAACCGCACCTTTGTCCGTGCAAAATCCGCATTCGCCTGTACCAGCTCAGTACCGCTGACCTGTGTCAGCTTAGCCGAGCAGGTATGCACCACGGTTTCCGTCACGGTGTCGTAGCCGTCCGCGTCGGCGGTACGGTCGCGCCGAATGATCTGAATACGGTGCTTCAGTTCTCCGGGATTGATATTCATAGCAGGTTCCTCGCGTGCAGGTCCAGAATACTGCTTACTACGCGGTTCGCATTGGCAGCATAGCGGGTATCCGGATACATCGTGCGGTTATCGTAAAGATCCTGGCACAGCACAAGGAACGCAATGGAAACGTCCTCGTATCCGTCCAGCTCCTCCGCCGAGGCTCCGGTATAGCCCGCAATATATGCCCGCGCCGCGTGCATGACGACGGCGAGCAGTGCTTCGTCATACTCGCCGGGCTCCAGCCGCATATATGCCGCCGCCGTTTCCAGCGTGATCTCGCTCAGCTTCATGCGCCGTTACCCTCCTCAGGAGGCTTTCATCTTGAGAACGGCAAGCTTCTGGTTGTCCGTCACCTTGCTGTCGAACTCGAACCATGCCACAACGCCGATGGCGTGCTGGGTGGCGTACTTCTCGCGCAGCACCTGAATGGAGATATCCTCACGCAGGTTGACCGACAGGCCGCTGTAATCGCCATACAGTACAGCGCTTGCACCTGCCGCCAGCTTCGGCATATTGTCGGACAGATACACCGGCTTGCCGAGCAGACGGTACGGAAACTCACCGGTTACATCGTCCTGCAGCAGATAACGGCCGTTGGAATCCTTGAGCTTCTTGAGCGAAGTAAAGGTTTCGGGCGCCATCGTCCAGCAGGCATTCGCCTGATAGACCTGCTTGACCTGTGCCTGCAGCTCGATCAGCTCATCGGCAGTGATAGCCGTTGCCGATGCCGCAGTAACAGCAGTCGGCGTAGAGAGTGCACCGGTCGCCTTGCCGGAGGTGCCATTCAGCAGCTCCTTTTCAAGGAACAGCGCGATCTCCTCTGCCATCTGGTTGATGATGAAGTCGGTGACATTGAACACGCTGTTGTTCTCCACGCTGTTGCCGATCAGGGTCAGCGCGCCGGCCAGATAGCCGCTCAGATCGACCGAGGTAAACTTACCAGAATCAGCGGTCAGCTCGGTAAATTCGGTCTGGTAGCCGACAGCAATGTCATGCGTGGTGTTCGCCTTGCCCCATACCGGCACCTTGAGAGTACCGTTCACGCGGTAGATAGTCGCGCCGGACAGGATCGGGCAGCGGTCGCGCACAGCAGTTACGATGCGGTCCGCAATGCTGGTCGGAATAATCGCACCGTTGTTTGCCATGGTCAGATTCTGTTCACCAGCACGCAGTTCGGGTGCGCGGCCGAGCACATAATCGACAAAGGCGCTCTCCTCTGCGGCAGCACGTTCCTCCGCAGCAGTCGGTGCCAGAGTGTTGGCGGCGCTGCGGGCACGTTCCTCGCGCTCGATGGTTGCATCAATGGCGCGCAGCTCGTTCTCTGCCGCGTCGAACTGTGCGGCTTCTTCCTCGGTCATGGCGCGGCACTCGGTATCCGCCGTGCTGACCAGGGTTTCCATGTTCTGACGCAGCTCCTCGCGGCGCTCCATCAGTGCTTTCAGATTGGTCATTTAGGTTCCTTCCTTTCTCGTTACCGCCTGCACACGCTTGCGATAGGCGGTGTTGTCATATTTCGGGGTGATCTGCTCAACCTGCAGCGGCGTTTCAATCGTGCGCGTTTCAATCTCGACCTGTGTGTCTGCACGAACCTCGACCGAGGTCGCGGAGTACACCGGCGTTTTGCGAACGACCAACGTCAAATGGTCCAGATCGAGCGATTTGACCTTTCGCAGCGGCAGGTCGTCGGCACGCGGCTCAATATCGTCCTGCACGTTGTACATGCCGAAGCTCCAGCCCTTGACCTTACCCTTTTTCGCAAGCTCAATGAGCGTTTCATCGGTCACAAGCACGTCGGCGTGCAGACCAATGTCGTCCTCGAACAGCTTGAGCGTGCCGTCGTCCGTGCTGGCGTACACATGGCTGTTGTCGTGATCGACCGTTACCGTGATGTTGCCCGCTCTGCCGATCGCCTGTTCAAACGCGCGCGGCTCGATCTCCTCGATGACCTTGCCGTGCGGCGTGATGACCGGGCGGCTGCGTTTTCCGGTAACATTCACATAACCGGAGATATGGGCGCCGTCTGCGCGAATTTCGATTTTCATAGTGTTTCACCTCCCTCCTGCGGTACCTGCAGCGTTTGTTCTGTCATGCGCTGCATCTGATTGGTATTCGGCGTGTAGATAGTATTGGTTTTCGGGTCGTAGAGAACGTCCTGCAAACCCAGCTTGATCCATGTCAGACCGAGCGGCTCCATGTCCTCTGCAAAGCGAACCTCGTCCACCTGCATGAAGTTGGCATCGAGTGCGGTCTTGTAGGCATCAAACCGTTCTTTCATGCTGCCCTTGAGCAGTTCCTTAGTATCAAACGCCCAGTACAGTGAGCCTTTCTCTTTCTCCAGCAGCAGATCACGGTTGAGCGCACACTCGATGACTTTCATCAGAGGGATTGCCGCCAGCTTGGCAAGGCTTGCCGTATCGCCGGCCGTGCCGCCCATCTCGGCGGTAGAGATATGAAAGATCTTCGCAAACTCCTCTGCGTTGGACTGCTTGTTTTCGTTAAGCTGCATCTCGACCGAGGTGTTGCTGCTCTCCTGAAAGCGGATGCCGTTGTTGAGAATAACTACATTGTCGCTGCTGTTGCTGTACAGATTGGCGAATGCCTGCTTGAGTTCGTCCATTGAGGCTTTATCGAGGCGTTTCTCACTCTGGAGGAAACCCTTTTTGTTGCCACCCTTTTTGACGAGATACAGCTCAAAGCACAGCGACTGATACGCAACCTCGATCAGCTTGGCATTTTCTTCGGTGATGGGAACACCGACCGCGCCGTCTTTTGTGTTGCGCAGCAGCTTGAGAAAGTCGAACGGACGATAGACCGTGCCATCTACCAACAGGTCAAAGTCCTTGAAGATGGCATCTGTGTTGCGGTTCACTGCTACGCGGCTCTCATCCACATAATGCAGACTGCGAATTTCTCCGCGCACGCGGTTGATGTAGGCATAGCCGCCTTTACCGGTGTAATAATCGCGAATCATTGCGTGCCAAAACTCATTCGCGTTCAGCGTATCGCCGGTTTCGTCGTTCAGCAGGCGCACCCGAGGGTCGTTCGGCACCTCAATCGCTTTGCCGTTTTCCTCCCGGTAGAGCTTTACCGGCGTACCGGCTACCACGTTGGCGATCAGGTCGATACCTCCGCTGACCGTCGGCACCTGTAAAGCCATCTGCTTGGTTGCTTTGCCGCTGCCGAGCAGTGCGGTCAGCAGCGCATCTTCAAACATGGTTTCGTCCGGGTCGGCGCGAATCTCCTGGCGCCGAAAGCGTTTCAGCAGTCCCATTTGCTTGTCCTCCTTATGTCTGTGCAATGAAATCCTCGCTGCCGAACAGCATATCTTGCTCGATCAGGTAGGTGGCATTCAGCAGAGCGACCACCATATCCACCTTGCCGGAGGATTTCTTCTTGTTGACGTATTTATTCAGGTTAGTGTCCTCGGTGCAGCGTGCGTTCTGAAAGTTGATCTCCAGCATTGCATTTTCATCGTACCGGAATCGACGACCAAGGATTTTCTCTTTCAGCAGCTTGGTCGGACTGTGCAGCACACTCGAATGCTGCTTGATCTCTACGCACTCCATACCGGAGGCCTCCAGCTTCTGCACAGTCGAGATAGCGTTCCAGCGGTCATAGCCGCACTGGATCACGCGCACACCATACTGTTCCTCCAGTCCGAGAATGAACTGCTCGATAAAACCGTAGTCGATGACCTCATCACCGCAGGCAAAGCACGCGCCCTGCCGGATCAGCCGGTCGTAGTCCACATTCTCTTTCTTTGTTTTGAACAGCTTGCGGTCCGCAGGAAGAAACCCCCACACTTTTGCGTAGAGTATACCGTCCTCGGCGGTCGCCATCGCAACGGCGGTATTATCGTCCGTCTGCGACAGGTCAAGCCCGAGATAGACCGGTTTGCCTCGCCAGAAATCGAGGTCTTCCTCGCGGCGGCACTCCCGTACCTTTGCAATATCCACATAGCCCTCTACGCCGAGACCCTTATACTTGATATTGCAGTGCTTACACAGGAAGTTCTCACGCTTGTTTTCGTAGAGAATCGCCATGGTGCGCATATCGCACACCGCCTCAAAGATATTCGGATTGCTGACAGCTGCCGGATTCGCCTGATAGATTACGGTGTCGTCTGTCTGCCAACGGTCGCGCATGGTCAGCTCGGTGTCCGGTTCGTACAGCAGAGAAAAACGCCTGCCGGAAATCAGTCCATCGAGTACCTTTTTTGAGATGTCGATCTCGTCCAGCATGGCGTTGTTGTCGTTCGGGTATTGGGTGGAAATGATAATGCCCAGCTTGGAACGCAGCGTGATCTGTGAGGAACGCATGGCCTCGATTGGGTAAGCATCCATCGCACCGGCCTCATCCGCAAGAAAAGCGTTCGCCAGCTTGCCGTCCATCTTGTCCTGCGAATAGGCAAGCGGCACATACTCGCTGTCCGTCAGACGGCAGCGTATCTCGCTGCGCAGCACCTTGAACACGCTTTCGTCTGCCAGCGCAGGCGATGACTTGATGATCTTCCGAATGGCGATCTTCAGCTCGCTCGACAGCTTGAGGTCCGGTGCGACCGAGAAAAAACGAGAAAATACCGGCTCGGTCAGCATGAGCAGAATGAAAATGACCGCACTGTTGAAGGTCTTGAAGTTCTTGCGGGCAATTTCCAGCAGAGCGGTTTCATAGTAGCGGCGGCCGTCCGTTGTTTTGGTGCAGAACACCGCCGTAATGAGCAGCCACGCATAGTCCTCCAGTCCGTCATACATCGGGCAGTTCAGATCCGGATGAATCATCAGTCGCAGCAGCTTGCAAATGCGCTTGTATGCCTTCTCATCGATGAGCGCCTCCGTGTTCCGTCCCTCTGCGATGTCCAACCACTGTGCAGCCTGTAGCTTAACGTAGTGCGGAGCCTTTGGATTATCATGCTGCACGCACCAGCGGGCGTAGCGCACGGCGCGGCTGTCAAGGATCGTCATCGTTCAGAATCCCCATCAGCGGATTTTTCGGCTCGGCTGTGGTTTTAGGGATGCTTCGCATGGCCGCCGAAATGGTCATAGCGCACTCTTTCTCAATGTCGAGCATCATACGGCGCTTGGTTTGGAGCTGCTTGTCCACAGCAAGAATGTTCTTCTGCATCTGTGCCTGATATTTGTATCGGTCTGTAGCTTCCAGTTCGGTATTCTCGGTCAGCTCGTCCAGCTGATCGGAAAACAACTGCCGCTTGCGCTCAAAGTCCAAACACTCAGCGTGCAGCATACAGTACCGGTTGATCGTCGCCTCGTACAGCGCCTCATTCTTTCCGGCAGCTTCGAGCAGTCCCCTGATACGCTGCCATTCCTTATGTGCTTTCTCATTGTCTTTGACCTCCGGACGCTCCCGCATCTTCTTGCCGGTAATGAGGGCATTTTCCGCAGCGGCACGCTGCCGCAGCTCTGCTTTCGTCCGGTGCGAACGCTTTTCTTCGCCCAGCACAGCAGTCGCTTTACTTGGTCGGCTCATTCGTCCTCACTCCTTTGCTAAACTTATTTTGGGAATTATTTTTACGCCGAGGTCCGCGGTTGGTGTACAGCCGCTCACGCTCAAAAATTCTGCGTGTCCGGGGGGATATTGTTTCGTTTTTTCGCAAGCTGTCGCAAAAAATCAGCGGATATTGCACCGGCATCTGCTTTTTTGTGGCATTTTTCGCACAAACACACGAGGTTATCATCGTCCAGTAATAGATCAGGGCGTTCCCGCAGCTTGATGATGTGGTGGGTTTCCAGTCCATCCCATGTGAGCACCCCCTGTGAAAGACAGTTCTCGCACAGGTAGTGACTGTCTGTTTTAATCTGCTCCGCTTTGTGTTTCCATGCTCGCGTGTTGCGTCCGCGCTCGCTTTCTTCGCGTCGATATTTCTTCGGCGGTCTGCGTCCGCAGTCCTCTCGACTGTCGTGGATCCGTCCGCACCACGGACAGGCTTTCAGCATAACGGCTTCTTCCTTTCGAATATGAAAAAGCACCCTCGAACGAGAGTGCTCTTTCAGAGAGATGTACTCCAATGGCATGAAGCAGGAGGTCACAGGGTCTGCATTTCACCCCTGCAAACTTCATGGTAACAGAATATCATGGTTTTAGGTGCATGAACCGCCAAAATAAAATATTTATGGTAAATCCAAATTCTTTCCTACTCGCCGAATAAACTCAGCGTTCCACCTCTGACCGGTTCTGTCGCTTACTCCGACACACATCGCCGCGCCGTACAGCGTATGGCTGCGCTTCCAGTACACGCGGTCGATCAGCTCCATGCGCTGGTGGCCGTGCTTCATGCGCTCAGTTTCCGAGATGGCAGCCCGCACCGCATCATACCGTCGCTGCTCCTTGTCAGTCAGCCGGTCAACGACCGCGCGCTCCACCGGACTGCCGCCGCCGCTGTGGCCGCCGGATGCGCCGTAGGCCGGTGTGCACGGTATGTCGCCCACGCTCTCCGCTTTGCGGCGTAGCGCCGGATATGACCGGATGATGCGCTTCGTGTACTCCCACCAGTCCTCACGCTTGTTCAATGCTTCCCCTCCCTGTCCGTAATGCCGTAGCGCCACACGAGGTAGCGCCGAACCTTGTCGCTGTATTTAGTCATGCGAC